AATCAGTCCGGTGTCAAAAAGTCTTCTGCTGTTGAGGTATATAACGTGATGATTAAAAACCATATGGGCGTTATGAAACAATTAACAGACCTATTACCGAAGCCCGAAGGCGGTAAGGGCAAGGGTGCAGGTGATGGCTTTGATGAGTTTTTAAATCGCGGTAAATAAATGTAACGCCGTTACAGTGTTACACCGTTACATATACGGCGTAACGCTTACGGGGGTTGATGTTACTTGAAACGTGCAACGGCAAAGAAGGTCGATACATGGTTATCGTATAACCCGATACTTGAATATTTTAATTGGATAAAGGCTAACCGGAAAAAGGTCCCGGTTAAAATATTCAAGGTCTATAATGAGCTTGTCAGGATTATCTATGATCCGAATAGCGAATGGGAATACAATCATAACAAGGCTTGCCATGCGATAGAGTTTATTGAGCGGTATTGTAAACACTCAAAGGGTAAACTTGGTGGTAAGCCTTTTATATTAGAGCTTTGGGAAAAGGCTCTTATCGCGGCTGCTTTCGGTATCGTTAGTAAGATAGACGGTACCAGAAAGTATCAAGAAGTAATGTTGATTGTGGCTCGTAAGAATGGAAAGTCCACTCTTGCCGCTGCAATAGGTTTGTATTTACAAATTGGCGACGGAGAACCCGGGGCTGAAGTTTATGCCTGTGCCACAAAAAAAGATCAGGCTAAAATCATTTGGCTTGAAGCAAAACGGATGGTTAAGAAGTCACCGATTCTGCTAAAGAGAATTAAACCTCTCGTTGCGGAAATGGTGGCTGATTTTAATGATTCGTTCTTTAAACCACTCGGGGCTGATAGCGAAACCCTTGACGGTTTAAATGTTCATGGGGCTACACTTGATGAAATACACGCTTGGAAGGGCAAAGAGCTTTATGATGTTATAGTTGACGGCACAACGGCGCGGGAAGAGCCGCTTATCTTTATAACTTCCACAGCTGGGACCATCCGCGAAGGCATTTATGATATTAAGTATGACGAAGCAAAACAGGTCATTAATGGTTATGGAGATCCAAATGGATATAAGAATGAACGGCTTCTCCCGATAATCTATGAACTTGATAACCGGAACGAATGGACCGACCCGGAATGTTGGCAAAAGGCTAATCCTGGTTTGGGAACTATTAAAAGCCTTGATCAGCTCCGAGATAAAGTTAATAAAGCAAAACGAAATCCTTTGTTAGTAAGAAACCTATTAACAAAGGATTTTAATATTCCGGAAACCACTTCGGAGACCTGGCTAACTTTCGAGCAAATACTCAACGAATCAACTTTTGACCTCAAAAAACTAGAAGTAACTGAAGTGATGGGGGCTCAAAAGGTTGTTAGAAAGATTAGTAAACCTCGTTATGGTATAGGCGGGGCAGATTTATCACAGACGACGGATCTCACCTGTGGGACCGTTTTATTTATGATCCCCGGTGATAACCATATTTATGCTTTACAAATGTATTGGCTCCCAGAGGATTTATTAGAGAAACGGGAGGCTGATGATAAAATCCCCTATACTCTTTGGCGTGATCTTGGTTTGCTCCGGACCACCCCGGGAAATAAAATTCATCATACCGCCGTTACGGAATGGTTTTTAGAAGTGCAGAATGAACTAGACATTTATATATTCCAGGGCGGATATGATAGGTATTCGGCAGATTATTGGGTTGAAGAAATGAAAACCACTTTCGGTAAAGAATGTTGGGAAGAAGTAGCGCAGGGTAAACAAACTTTATCCGGTCCCATGTGGGAACTTGGGGCAGATTTAGAAAATAACATAATTGTTTATAATAACAATCCGATTTTAAAATGGTGTTTAAGTAATACTGCGGTTGATAAATGCGATAAGAATAATACAATTCAGCCAATTAAAACCAATAACCCGCGCCGGAGAATTGATGGCGCGGCCAGTTTACTTGATGCTTATGTGCAGTTAAAACGGTGTTATGACGCTTATTTAAGTGTAATTTAAAAGGCGGTGAAGTTATTGGAAATTCGTAATATGTTTCAGGCTATTTTCGGGGGTAAACAATCACCGCAAAATGTAACCTATTTTAAAACTTTGAATGATTATGTTCCCTTTTTCTCTGCCTTTGATGGTAATCTTTACGATTCCGATATCGTCCGGACTTGTATTGATGCCATTGCAAGACATGCAGGAAAATTAAAAGCTAAACATATTCGCCGGGTAGATGGAGAGATAATCCAAACAAATTCTAATATAGAATGGCTTTTGCAGGTTCGGCCAAACGAATATATGAATGGCTACGACTTTATTTATAAGATTGTTTCACAGCTTTACAGCAATAATAACGCCTTTGTTTATATCCGTGTCGATGGAAATAAAATAACAGGGTTTTACCCTATAAATTTTTCTACGGTCGAATTGGTTGAATTTCAAGGTGAATTATATTGTCGCTTTTTATTTAAAACCGGTTATCAAATGACGGTTCCATATACTGATTTAATTCACTTGCGGCGGCACTTTAACCGAGAAGATATTTTTGGTGAGGATGGCCGGAAGCCTTTTAAACCCACTCTTGACTTGATTAATACAATTAATCAGGGCATATCAAATGCCATAAAATCAAGTGCTAGAATACGGGGCTGGTTAAAATTCAATCAGGTAATGCGCCCAGAGGATTTAAAGGAGGCCCGCGATAAGTTTGTTGCGGATTATTTAAGTATTAGTAATGATGGCGGGATTGCGGCAGTCGATACAAAGGGAGATTTTACTCCAGCCAAATTGGAACCGGTATTAGCTGATGATAAGCAAATGACGGTAACAAGGGAAAACGCTTATAGATATTTCGGGGTAAACGATAAAATTATCCAAGGAAATTATAACGAGGATGAATTTAATGCCTTTTATTCCTCTGTATTGGAGCCAATTGCAATACAATTGAGCCTTGAATTTACGGCTAAAATATTTACGAATAAAGAATTAGGCTTTGGAAATGAGATTATTTTCAATGCCAACCGGTTAACTTTTGCAAGCAATAATACCAAGGTTAATATGGCTCGTTACATTCTCCCTTACGGAATTTTAACAGTTAATGAAATGCGCGAAATATTTGAACTCGAACCGGTTGAGGATGGGGATAAACGCCTCATTACGCTTAATGTTGTTGACGCTGCAAAGCAAAATCAGTATCAAGTAGGAGATGATCCAAATGGAGAAAACCAAGCGGGAAATCCGAATGGCGGAACTTCGAATAGCGACGATACCTAATAGCGAAGAAATGATCGTCGAAGGATATGCGGCAGTTTATGAACAACCCACGGTATTATGGGAATATGACGGGGTTCAATACAAAGAGGTTATTGCAAGGGGAGCGTTCGACGGGGCGGATTTAAAGGATGTGCCTTTCAAATATAACCACTCTGATAACGTTATGATTATGGCCCGGACCAGAAATAAAACCCTCATTTTAACGGTTGATGATAAAGGTTTAGCAATTCAGGCTAATTTGGCAAATACAACCCAAAGCAGGGACTTATACGAGCTTATTAAACGCGGGGACATCGATAAGATGTCCTTTGCTTTTGAGGTTCAGACTGATGAGTATGATCGGTTAACGCATACCCGGACTATTAAAAAGTTTAAAAAGTTGTATGACGTAGCGGCGGTGGATTTACCGGCCTACGATCAAACAAGTATATCAGCCCGTAGTTTCTTTGAACTGGAGAGGGAGAAGGAACAGTCTCTGGAGAGGGAAATCGAGTTGAAAAGAAAGCAGTTAATCATTAAAACTTATTTTTAGGAGGATTACAAAATGAATATCAAAAAGGGTTTGAAACGAATTGTAAGAGTGTTTATTATGGGTTGTGTTATGGCAATGTTTTCGATCTTTGCCGTTCCTGCCGCAGGAGCTGGGAAACCGGAACAAAGTACCGGTAACCTTGAAAAAAGGTTAAAGGAAATCCAAGATAGAAAAGTTGAGATCCGGGGGTTGTTAGACGATGCCAAGCCTGAGGAACTTGACGCTTTTGATCAGGAATTAAACGGCCTTGTGGCGGAGGAAAGAACTATTCAAACTAAATTGGAGATCGCCGGTAAATTAAATACTGGTGAACTTCGCGGGACTATAGTTAAACCGTTTAAAGCTGATACTCCAGAACAACGGAACGATAATCCTTATGATTCCGTTGAATACCGCAAAGCATTTATGAATTATGTAACTCGCGGTGCTGAAATTCCGGTAGAATACCGGGCTGATGCCAATACCAAAACTACCGATATTGCGGTTATGATTCCGGAAACCGTTCTCAATAAAATTATTGAGAAATTGGAATCCGTTGGAATGATTTTGCCGCTTGTTACCAAAACCGCTTATAAGGGTGGCTTAACTATTCCGACTTCCACAGTTAAACCGGTCGCAACGTGGGTTGCCGAGAGCGCCACTAGTGATAAGCAAAAGAAAACTACCGGCAGTATTACCTTTGCTTATTATAAACTTCGTTGCGCAATTTCTGTATCGCTTGAAACTGATGTTATGGCGCTTTCTGCTTTTGAGGCCACATTTATTAATAATGTGACTGAGGCAATGGTAAAAGCTTTGGAACAAGCGATCATCAGTGGAACCGGGTCCGGCCAACCGAAAGGAATTCTGGCCGAAACCGCGCCAACCGGACAGGCTTTAGAAGCAACTCCGACGTATGCCGATTTGGTAGCTGCAGAAGCCGCTTTGCCGTTAGCTTATGAAACCGGTGCGGTTTGGTGCATGACTAAAAAATCCTTCATGGAGTTTATTGGCATGGTTGATAGTCAAAAACAGCCTATCGCTCGGGTTAATACTGGAATTAATGGCAAACCAGAACGGACTTTACTGGGTCGTCAAGTAATCCTTTGCGATTATTTGGATACCTATTCCGCAACTCTTGCTGCCGGTAAGATTTGGGCCTTCTTGTTCCGGTTTGAGGATTATATCCTTAATACCAATTACAACATGACTATTAAGAAATACGAGGACGATAACACCGACGATCAAGTAACCAAAGCCATTATGTTAGTTGATGGCAAAGTTGTCGATGTTAACTCTCTTGTAACTCTTGAGATTAAAGCGGCTTAATCATTAAATAAAGAGGACGGCTTAAAACCCGCCCTCTTTTCTTTGTAAGGCGGTGAGTGAATGGCTCTTAATGATGCTAAAGCATACGCGAAAATTGATATTAATGATGACGATCCCTTAATTCAGTCATTGATAGCCTCTGCAACTACGTATATCAATGGGAAAACAGGTAAAACAAAGGTTAAAACTGGTATTGATAAGAGTACAGGCTTGCCGATTTACGACGACATTTCAAAAGATGAGCTATATAATCTTTGCATTAAAATGCTGGTTGCTCATTGGAATGAAAATCGCAGCCCCCAAGTTCCGGGTACCTTAACTAAAGTTGAGTTTTCTGTTGACGCCCTTATTAGCCATATAACTTTGTGTGGTGACTATGTATGATCGAAATTAAAGAAGAGTATCAAATCAGGTACACTAAATGGGGCAAAACAAAAATCTTTGAAATTAAAACCGTTGAAGATATGCGGGTCCCGAATATCAGAATTGGTGATTTTAAGGACCGGGTAACATTTCTAGAAAAAGCCATGGTCCCTGATGGGGAGGGCGGTTTTACTGAGGGTTGGGTTGATGTTTATACCTGTTGGGCAAAGGTAGTGTCAATTAAAGCAGAGCAACAATTTGAATTTAACTCTGTCGGAGTTGAAGCCACTCACCGGGTAGAGATACGCGGGGAAGAGGGTAAAAAGATTATTACTTGCCGGGAGGTGAGGTAATTGGAATACAAGGTTTTAATAGGTTTTCAGCACATTACCGGATATAAGAATCCGGGGGAGTTGGCAGAACTTGACGCCGAAGAAGCTGAAAGGCGATTAGCTGCAGGGGAGATTGAGAAACCGGAACAGGTTACATCTAAGCGTAAATCAAAACAGGCTGAAGGTGAGGCCGGTGCCGAATAAATTTGCTTATGAAAGCTTTGTTAAAGAGATATCGAAAGAGGCCGATAAAAACGCCCGTGAGAATCTTGTTGAGGCCTGCCAATTAGCCCGAAAAGAAATAAAATCGGTGCTTGGTATCCAACATAAGTCAAGCCCCGGAAGTCCTCCGGGTAAGTTATCAGGAAGGCTTCAAAAAAGTATTTCCTATACCATTGAAAAAGAAAAAGGAATATTTGGAGAAACTTATGATCATGAGGGCATAGTTGGGAGTACAGATTCTAAATCTCACATACTCGAATTCGGATCAGAAAAAATGGAAGCAAGGCCTTTTGAAGGTCCCACATTGGAACGAATAGCCCCAGAGATAAAGCAAATTATGTCGGGGAAGCTGGTTGATGATAGATGATTGAATCTGTTGTATTGGCTGCATTAACAACGGATACAGAATTAAAATCCTTGGTTTCAGTATTTAAAGGTCAACCGGCCATATTCGACGGAGCTGCGCCCGAAGGGGCAATCAAACCCTATGTTACCTATCATATCGATTGGCATGATCCAGATGGTTCGGGAATAATGAAGTTTTCGCTCTACGTTGATTACTGGGATACCGGTAATAGTAGAGCGAACGCCCGGAAGGCCATGGAACGGATTGAATTTATTTTCGACCGGCAAATATTTGAAAGCGAAAGATACGCGATGATTCGAGTATTTTTTATGTCCGCCGGACTGGTTGATCCTGGCGAGGGAGAAGATCAAAGAAATATCCATTACAACGCTTTGTTTGATGCTCGGGCCTGCCGGAAGAAATGGATGGAGCAATTAAAATAAAAGGAGATGATTGAGATTGACGAGATATCACGGTATTACAGACAAAACTTATAAACGGTTTGTTGTTGATGCCGGAGCCGTTTATAAAAATTACGGGGTCCCGGTTAGAACCATTACCCTGAATACAGTTATTGCGGGTGATAAGCTGGTAGTTAACGGAATTACCCTTACCGGTGTTTCCGCTAATCCGGTTGGTAATGATTTTCTAGTTGGGGTCAGCGATACGGCAACGGCTACAAATTTAGCCTCAGTTATTCTAAAAATACTTGGCGTTGCATCAGCGGTGGCGACTGATAAGGTTATCACCGTAACAGGTAAAACGGGTGCTGAGCTAAATATTACGACCCCTGATACCACTATCACGATTACCAGCAACGGTAATTCTAATACCTTAATTGGGGCCACTCGGGATGGTAATACATTCACTATTGAAACCGAATATAGGCAAATAGGCTTGGATGGTGCCAAGGGTCCGGTTAAAGGCGGGGAAGATATTAGTACGGTATCTGCAAAGATTTCGGCCAAATTTGTCGAGATTTCCACTGATTTAATTAAAACAGCCTTACCGGGATCCACAGTGGCGGATTACCCAACTACAAACCCGACACACGATGAAATCAGGCGGTCATTGGAAATTGCTTTAACCGATTATGTTTCAAATGTTGTTATGGTTGGCCGGGTTTCTGGCTCGGGTGAACCGATCATATGCGGTATTGAAAACGCCCTTTCGTTAGGCGGGTTTGAACTCGCCGAAGCTGATAATGATGAATCGGGTATTACACTTGAAATGACGGCCCATTTTGATCCGAACGATTTGGATAAAGAACCCTGGTTCATTCGTTGGCCGAAGGATGTCTAAAGTTTTAAGGTAGGATTAACTGCCCAATTGCAGGGTAGTTAATCTTTTTTTAAGCCTTTAGGCTAAAATAGGAGGCAGATATCATGGAAATTACAATTAGACCTTTAACCAATGGGGATCTTTTTAAAGTTATCGGCATGTTAAGCAAGATAAGTGGAGCGGCTGGTCGGGAACTGGCGGGTTTAATTTCATCCCGAAAAACCGAGCCGAAAGGTAAAAATGATGCAGATCAACAGGATGAACAGCTAGGAATACAACTGGCGACTGTTGTTTTTCAGGCCTGCTATGAACATGTTGAACATGATTTAATCGATTGGTTTGCCTCACTTTGCAATAAAACCAAGGATGAATATATGGAATTACCGCCCGATACAACGATACAGATTATAGATCAGCTTATGGGGGCGGAAGAAGCCACAAGTTTTTTTACTCGTGCCTTGGTGCTATTCAAGAGGATAAAGCCGTCAGGAAATCAATCTACAGAAAAATAGAGCTGGTTAAATTCTACGACAGAATGTCAGAATCAGAGTTTCGCGCCTTGCGATACTCTGATTTTTTAATGCGCGCCGAGTTGATCCAAGAGTTTAGAAAAGAAGATAAAAAAAATCAAATGATTGCCGCTTCTTGGACGGCTTGGCTTTTAGGGGCAATGCCGAAAGAAAGTTTCGACGGCATGTTAATCCATTACGGGCTAAAAGAAAAACCCGCCCCATTAACACCCGAAGAACGGCACGAAATAGCCCAAAAAGCCTATGAAAATGCAGCAAAAATAATCGAACTTGACCAAAGGAGGGAGCGCCAATGAGAGAAGTTTTTCGTTTGATAGGGAAAATCGCTTTAGATGGTACCGTAGAACTCAACCAAGAGTTAAAAGCGATAGATAAACGAGCAAGAACAGTCGGCGCTTCCATGAACAAAATGGGCAAGGATTTAACCAAAATTGGCATGGAGTTTACCAAGGGTGTAACCGTGCCGATTGCCGCCGCTGCAGTTGCATTATACAAGGGTACTGAACTTGCCAGTGACTTAAATGAAACAATATCGAAAACCAATGTAATTTTTGGGTCTTCTGCCTCCCAGATTGAAGATTGGGCAAACGGTGCTGCCAAATCCATGGGCCAAACAAAAACTCAGGCTATGGAAGCGGCAGATACTTTTGCCATATTCGGAAAATCGGCGGGGTTAGCCGGTACTGATTTAGTCGATTTTTCAAAACAATTTGTTGGACTTGCTTCGGATTTGGCTTCATTTAATAACACTTCGCCGGAAGAGGCAATTACCGCAATTGGGGCGGCGTTTCGTGGCGAGACGGAGCCGATCCGGCGCTACGGTGTTTTATTGGACGATGCTTCATTGAGGCAGAAAGCCTTGGAATTGGGCATTATATCTTCCATTAAAAACGCCTTAACCCCTCAGCAAAGGGTACTCGCTGCATCATCTTTGATTATGGAACAAACTACTGCAGCACAAGGGGACTTTGCCCGGACCTCCGATCAGCTTGCTAACCAACAACGTATTTTTAAAGCTGAAATTATGGATACAGCCACGCAAATGGGAACTGCGTTTTTACCAGTAGCAAAAACGGTGGTTGGTGTTTTACGGGATACTTTTTTGCCGGTACTTAAGAGTTTGGCAGAGTGGTTTAACAATTTATCTCCTGGGATGCGTGATACGGCTATTATTTTGGCCGCAATGGCTGCTGCTTTTGGTCCGGTTTTAGTGCTGGCGGGTAAATTATCAAGTACCATAGGGGTTTTGATACCGTTGGTTGCAAAAATGATTACTGGTCAACTTTCGTTAAATGCTGCGATGGCGGCTAACCCGGTGTTGGCAGTTGTATCCGCTTTGGCGGCATTAGTAGCGGTCGGGGTTGCAGTATACGAAAATTGGGATGATATAAAAGCCGCTTTCACTGGGGTAAATAATGTATCCGATCAACAAATTTCCTCCGTTAAAAAGCAGCGTGAGAGCCTAGAGGATTTGACTGCTGAGTATCAACGGCTTAAAAGTAAGACTTCTTTAACCGCCGATGAAAAGAAACGGTTTTATGATATATCTAATAAAATTGCCGAAATCGCGCCCAATGTTGTAACCGGGTATGATAAAGAAGGGAATGCTTTAATTGACCTTAATTCAGCCCTAAAGGTACAGGTTGAGTTAAAAAGGCAGGAATTAGCTCTTCGACAAACTCAGATTACAAAAGAGATTCAGGACACCGAGAAATTAATGGCAGTCAGTAAGAAAAATCTCGAAAACGAAGAAGCGATGATGAAATATCGTCTTTCGCGGTCCAATGATGCGACAATAACCAAAGATCCTGAATCTTTTAAGAAAAAGGTTTTAGCTGATTACAATGCGGAACTACGTAAGAATACTGCTGAAACTGAAACGAATCAGCAGAAACTAGCCCAGTTAAGGCAGGAATATGAGTTTAATAATAATCTTCTTCAGGGTAAGGTTATTCAAACCACAAAGGTTGTTACTGATGGCGATAACAAGCAGGTAGAATCCAAGAAAACCTTAACCGATGAAGAAAAGAAGCTAATCGAAAAGCGAAATGAGTTCAATTCCGAATGGACCCAGAAATATCACGAAGCGTTATCCACTCAAACGAAAGATTTACAAACCCAGTGTGATGAAAAGATTGTGGCTCTGGAAGCAGAAAAGAACGAGGAATTAGCCAAGGCAACAAAATTAGGTGCTGATAAGAATAATGTTATAAAAACTTATGCCCTGAAAGAGGAACAGATCCGGAAAGAAACTGCCGAGGCTATTAAAGCGCAGGAGGATCAGGTCCATCAGGATTTATTAAATGCCGATCTCAATTTTTATGAGTCTGTTATTAATAACGAAAAGTCCTCTTATTCTGAGAGATTAGCAGCGATTGAATCAGCGAAAAACATACAATTACAACTCGCTCAAGAACAGTATGATAAGGATATCGCCCAGGCCGATGCCAATGGCCAAAGTAAGGCAGCTATTACGGCTCAATATTCTCAACAGCTCGTTCAGATAAATGAAAACGCCGCCCAGCAGTCGCAAAAAGCTTGGCAAGATAGTTATAATTCTTGGTCGTCAATGACCGGTAATATCATTGGTACGCTTCAAAGTATATACGACAATTATTATCAGGCCCGGATAAATGAGATTGATAGTACTTATCAAAGAGAAAAAGAAGCCATTGAAAATTCCACTTTATCCGAGGAAGAAAAGCAGGCGAGACTTGACGCTTTAGAAGCGGATACCAAAAAGAAAAAGAGCGAACAGGCTAAAAAGCAAGCTAAAAAGGACAAAGAGTTTGCTATTTTTGAAGCTATTATCAATACCGCTCAAGCTATTGTTAACGCGTTAACATTGCCTTGGCCTTTAAATCTTGTTATGGCTGCATTATATGGCGCTATGGGAGCAACAGAAATACAGGCTATTAAAAGTGAGCCAGTTCCCGAATTGGCCGAAGGTGGTAAAGCAGTAAAGCCAACTTTTGCAATGATAGGTGAAGGCGAAGATGAAGAGGCGGTTTTACCTCTTAACAAAAAGGTGTTTTCTGAAGTAGGAAAAGGGATTGCCGAGAATTCGCCAGGCGGGAATTCACAAAGCGGTGGTAATGCCTCAACACAAATTATTGAAAGACACTACCACATAGGGTTTTTGATTGCAGATGACCCAAGCCTTAAGAAATTCGTCCGTGCAATCAAAGATGTCGAACTTTCTGAGGATGACAGAAGGGGGTTAGCGCCAGCATGAAACCAGGAGATATAGCTTTGGGCCTGCCGGGGTCGGAGATTGTTTTAACTCGATGGTCCCGAAAGGTCACTCCAACACCAGTTGAAATTATTAAAACCACCCGCGCAGCTGACGGTACCTTGTTAGAAGATGTAATCCGGCGCTATACAAATTATCAAATAGCATATGAAATCATGAAAGGCGAGGACCACGAAACCATAGAGGCACTTTATAATTTAGGTCAGCACCTGAATTTGATTGTAGTTGACCGTTTTGGAGCGGAACATTCATCAACGGTAAAAATGACATGGACGCCAGGGGATGAAGATACAGCGAGAGGATGGAGCTGGAATAATGTGTCAATATCATTAGAGGTGGTATGATGCTTGAAGTCTCTGAAGCATTTAAAACAGCTATATCGGCAAAAAAAAGATATGTTAACCATGGGCGTGTAACGGTTTCATATAGTGATCCCTTTATGGACGAATCCATCCATGTTTCAGCCAACGAAGAGGCAGAGGTTTCGTATGTTAATCAAGCCTGCGATACCAAAGATAAGGCCACTAGGAAATGGGCTTCATGCGATGGCAGCTGCGTACCGGACGGAACTTATTATCCCTGTCCGTCTCCAGAAGAAACCATCATCAATCAAATGGGTTGGTGGGGAGCGTCGATATCTGACGAAAACGGTAATTTCGAGGCACCCTATCCTAGTTTAACAGTTGAATTCTCGCCAAGAAGTATTAGTTTTATGCGTCTTGTTGGTGATGATAAGCGCGGTGAATATCCAGTTGAGTTTATACTGCAATTTTACAATGATGATGGCGAATTGCTTTTAACAGACAATATTATAGGCAATACCAGCGTAGTTTGGGAAAAGAAAGGTTATTCATTATTTTTGGTAACCACAGCTAAAGTATCAATTATAAAATGGTCGCACCCGGGCAGGCAGGCAAAAATTTTAGAGTTTTTCCCTCAGCTTCAGGAAACTTACGAAGGTAAGGATCTTATTGGTATCAACCTGGTTGAAGAAAGGGAGTTTAGTACTGGTACTTTGCCAATAGGGAATATCTCAGCTAATGAAATAACCATTAAGGTAAGCAATCTAGATCGTAGATTTGACCCTGATAATGTCGATAGTCCACTTTATGGTTTAGTGACTTTAAATAAGAAAGTACAGGCATGGATTGGGGCTGAATTGACAGATGGTAGTATTGAATACGTTCCTTTGGGAACGTATTTTACTAACGAGTGGGATGTCCCGGAAGATGATATTGTGGCCACAGTGACGGCCAGGGATAGGTTGGATATATTAAAGGGAACAACTTTCAATGGCCCGGTATATCAAAACGTTACCCTGTATCAAATGGCTTTTGAAGTGCTCAATAGCACCGGATTTGATTATTATATTGATGAAGAATTGAAGAGTTACCTTATTCCTAATGCTTATCTAAATGATGATCACCGGGAATGTATAAGGCTTATATCCGAAGCCTGCGGAGGCGTTTGTTATGTTAGCCGTAACGATTTAATAAGAATTGAAGGACCATCTTTTTTAGAATCCCAAAATGTGGTTCGCCACACTATTACGAGTTCTCGGTATATATCAAAACATAATCCGACAAGTCGTGCATCACTTGCAAATTATATTACTGTAACAACTCAGCCTTTAGTTGCCAATGCGGAGGCCGAAGAAGTGTATTCATCGGAAACTCAGTCGATATCGGCGAATTCCACAATAATGATTAATATCGAGTATTCTCGCAAACCAGTTATTGAACCTGTCACAATATTGGAGGATGCTACCTATACAGTAATTAAAAATATAAATTATTATGCTTGGGGTGCTGATATTACAGTTTCAAGTACTCATGATGATACTTTTACTATTAAAGTGTCCGGGAAAGTTTTATCAGTGCAAAATCCGCAGCCAATTGAAGTACATGATGATTTATCGATAAGGCGATACGGTAAGTCGGAATACAATTTCAAGAAAAACCAGTTGATTCAAACGGCGGATATGGCGAAAGCGATTGCTTCGAAGACCCTGGTTCAATCTAAAAATATTCGACCGGATTTGGAATTAAACTGGCCGGGTAATCCCGCCCTAGAGCTTGGCGACTTAATTGCAATTACCGATAGATACCAGAACGTCCCTTTTTGGGTTATCAGTCAACAGCTTGATTGGGATGGCGGCTTATCTTGTACTTTAAAAGGCAAACGTATGCCGACCGATGCAATAGATTGGAATGAATTTGAGGAATTGGTTCTTACGTGGGATAAACTAGATGCTCTTAATTTATCAATGAACCAGTTGGAGGTATATTGATGAGCAGTTTAAGCGAAAGACTTGGATTAATTATATTTGACGGGGCAGATAAAGTTAAAAGGGCGATTTTTAATCAAAATTACAAAACTATCGATGAAAAGGT